CTGGAACATGCAAGAAGGTCAATCAGCCACAGTGCGTTTCCTCCCTGACGGAGATACCAGCAACTCATTCTTTTGGGTTGAAAAGGCCATGATCAAACTGCCTTTCCAGGGCATCAAGGGTCAGGCTGGAACTGAGGGCAAAGAATACATCGTGCAGGTTCCCTGCATGGAAATGTATGGAGAAAACTGCCCTGTATTGGCTGAAGTTCGTACCTGGTACAAGGACGAAAGCCTGAAGGAAATCGCCAACAAATACTGGAAGAAGCGTACCTATCTGTTCCAGGGTTTTGTTCGTCAGAATCCCCTGACCGAGGACAAGACTCCCGAAAATCCCATCCGTCGTTTCCTGATCAGCCCACAAATTTTCAGTGTGATCAAGGCCAGCCTGATGGATCCTGAAATTGAAGAATTGCCCACCGACTTTGTTCGTGGTCTGGATTTCAACATCAAAAAGACCAGCAAGGGTGGTTATGCCGATTACAGCACCAGTGGCTGGGGCCGTCGTGAAAGTGCCCTGACCGAAGTTGAACAAGCCGCCATTGAGGCACATGGCCTGTACAACTTGAAGGAATTCTTGCCCAAGAAGCCCAGCGACACCGAACTGCGTGTGATCAAGGAAATGTTTGAAGCCAGCGTTGATGGTCGTCCTTACGATCCAGATCGTTGGAGCCAATACTACAAGCCCTGGGGTCTGAATGTGGCTCCTGCTGGCCAAAGTGCTAGTAACACTGCTGATGCTGGTGATGAACCTGCTCCAGTTAGCCGCCCACAGCCTGCCGCCAAGGCAGAGCCAGTGGCTGAAAGTGCCACGACTCCTCCCTGGGAAGGTGAAGAAGAACCTCGCCCAGCAGCAAAACCTGCTGTATCAAGCGATAAAGCACAAGACATTCTGGCGATGATTCGTAGTCGCCAGCAAAACAAGGTAGCCTAAACGCTCTCACAATGGCCCAGTAAATCTGGGCCGTTGTGCCATAGATGGGAGAAACATCATGACATTACCAGATGAAAGATACCGTGCCCTCAAGCAAGGTAAAAAACTATTAGAAGAATTATGTGATCCAGGAAAAACACCCCGAGTACCCAGCGCAGTGCGTGAAAGGGCCCGCGGTGTTTTGCGCCATTTTCCACAAGATTATGAACTGGAACGCCTGGCACAAAGTTGCCCTGAACTACTTGACACAGAACCCTTCAGCCCGTATTATACTGGCAAACAAGTAGCAAATAGCAGAGGATAAAGTGAAGAAACCGTTTGACCTAAGTAAATTTCGTAAAGACATTACCAAGAGCATTGAAGGCCTGAGCATTGGCTTCCATGATCCCACTGACTGGATCAGCACTGGTAACTACGCACTGAACTATCTGATCAGTGGTGATTTCAAAAAGGGCGTGCCCCTGGGCAAGGTAACTGTGTTCGCTGGCGAAAGCGGCAGCGGCAAGAGTTACATTTGCAGTGGCAATCTGGTCAAGAACGCACAAGAGCAAGGCATCTTTGTGGTCTTGATTGACAGTGAAAACGCCCTGGATGAAACCTGGTTGCATGCACTGGGAGTTGATACCAGCGAAGATAAATTGTTGAAACTCAACATGGCCATGATTGACGATGTTGCCAAGACTATCTCAACTTTCATGAAGGACTACAAGGCCATGCCAGAAGATGACCGGCCCAAGGTCCTGTTCGTGGTTGACAGTCTGGGCATGCTCATGAGTCCCACTGAAGTGAATCAGTTTGATGCTGGTGACATGAAGGGTGACATGGGCCGCAAAGCCAAGGCACTCAAGGCCTTGGTGACCAATTGTGTGAACATGTTCGGCAGTTGCAATGTGGGACTGGTGGCAACCAATCACACTTATGCCAGTCAGGATCCCTACAATCCCGATCCCAATGTGAGTGGCGGTCAGGGCTTTGTGTATGCCAGCAGTATCTTGGTGGCCATGAAGAAACTCAAACTCAAAGAGGATGAGGACGGCAACAAGGTCAGTGAAGTGCGTGGCATTCGTGCTGGTTGCAAGATCATGAAAACACGCTATGCCAAGCCCTTTGAGGACATTGAAGTTCAGATTCCCTATGAGTCTGGCATGAATCCCTACAGCGGTTTCTTTGACCTGCTGGAAAAGAAGGGCATGATCAGCAAGGAAGGCAATCGCTATGTGTACATTGACCTGAACGGTGAAGTTCATAAGTATTTCCGCAAGGAGTGGAACCGTAATGAAAACGGTATCATGGATCTTGTTATGAACGAGTTTTCAAAACGTGAACAATCGCTAAATAGTGAAACACTGGAGGAAACTGTAGAATGAGCGATAATACTTTGGCTGTGGTCAGTGAAATCTGGGGCATGATGCGTGACAGCCTGCCCACGAACGATGTGCCTGACCTGGCAGAAGGCGTAGTCAGCACCCTGCTGGACTACGGATATGACCTGGAAGATATCAAGCACGAATTCATGGCAGATACAGACATTCTGGATGCTGTGGCATACTTTGATGAAACGGCCACTGAAGAAGAACCTGAGTATGAAGATTACTCAGATGACGAAGATGAAGAATGGTAACCCACAGTTCATGGCATTAATTGGTATACTAATATAACGCAAAATCTGGCCCACCTGCCAGATTTTGTCACCTATTACGAAGCAGAATTGAACCAGGCCAAACTGGAAACTGGCATAAAAGGCAACATAGAACGCAACCTGGCTGCCTTGCCTGGCATCACAGAGCATCGTTTCAATCAATTGCAAGAGATTGAGGCTGTGCTGAACTTCCTGAACATTCAGTTACGCAAGATTCGTAGCACTGCGTTCCGCAAGTATCTGGAAAACTACAATCGTGCCCTGACCAGCCGCGATGCTGAGAAGTACATTGAAAGTGAGGCTGATGTGGTTGACATGGAAACTCTCATCAACGAGGTGGCACTACTGCGTAATCGTTGGCTGGGCATCATGAAGGGACTGGAGGCCAAGCAATGGCAACTGGGCCACATTACCCGTCTGAGAACTGCCGGAATGGAAGATGCCTCAATCTAATAAATACTAGATTGGAGAACTATTTTGGAACCAGGCAAGATTAGAAACATACTTGAAGGGCTGGAGGCACTGGCTGAAAGCACTGGACTGGCTGGTCGCAAAGCCGGCGACAGATTCGTTGATCCAGCCACACAAGACGAATTGATTTTTCAGGACTTGAAGTTCTTTCCTGAAGAAGGCGGTCGTTTCACTCCCGAACAACTGGATTCGGCACTGGAGAGTATCACTGCCCAACTGGGCATGCCAGTTCAGTGGGAAAACAATCGCAGTCCACGCACTGGTGGTTTTGCCATTGCTACATTTGGCCAGGGTGATAAAACCATTGCCACTGGTCGTTACTTTGAAAGCATCAAGCCACAGGCCACTGACAACTACTTGCCCAACATTGTGCTGGGTCGTTACAAGTTTGCTGGCAAGAGTGCGGCCAAGGCACAGGCTGGTCTAACCCCACAAGACCTGTTGACTGATCAGACTGGCTTGACCATACCCAAAATCATGAAACAACTGGCCGCCAAGTTAGGCACAGACAATCCACTGTATCATGTGGCACACCATATTGCCATGGGTGAGGACCTGCCCATGACCATTCGTGCTCCTGAAGGCGTCAGTTTCAGTGCATTCCGTGATTACTTCTGCGAAATACTACAGCCCATGGCCCTACAGATGGGACAATACACTGGCAACGGCGACGAGGCGGCAGAATTGTTCCTGGGTCAGGAAGGCTTCGGTGGCACCCTGATCAACTTTGATGCCAGTAAAAATGCTGGTCTAAGTGACAGCACACTGGAAGGCCCTGATGGTCGTATTGTAAAAGTCAGTAGCAAGGGCGGTGCTGGTGCCACAGCCAGTGCCAAGAATCTGTTGAACAGCGTTGAAGAACTGCGTGGCACTGCTGCTGGCAAAAAGTTATTGAGCAAATACAGCAAAGAGATAGACATGGTGCAGGACATTGTGAAGGCTGGTCAGGCCGGAGCACCACTGTATCTTGGTGAAAAGTTTGATATCATTACGCCTGAAGAATCAGAAATCATACAGGGTCTCAAGGGCAGCCGTCCAGCCAACATTCAAGATCCGCGTCAGTTGGCCGCCATGGGTTTGACACCTCATCTGATAGAAATGGCACAGAATCGTGGCACAGAAACTCCCGAAGCCACTAACTTATACTATCACTTGATTGCGGCAGTGGCACATCAGGCAGTGGTTCATGTGAATGACAAGACCAATTTTGCCGAAGCCGCCAGCAGTATTCTAAACAATGGTGCCCTGATACAGGTATATACCAAGGCCAGTGAAAAAGGTGGCAACTGGACACTACAGGGATTTGAAACCAAGTATCCGGGTGAAAGTGTGAGTGGTGTTCAATTGAGTGCCAGCAAAACTTACTACAGCACTGGTATCAAGGGCAACTTCACATTCAAGATTCTGCGTGGCAATGCCAAAGCCGCACCAGATGATGACACACCCGAAGTGCCAGCACCACCGGTGGCCAAACCCCGGAGCATGCGTGAACCAGGCGTGAGCACCAGACCCACAGGCCGCGGGCTTGGTGCTGGTCGTGGATTACGATAATCCAGATTTGACAATAAATGGTCATGGTGTTATACTGGCTTCACTGATAGTCAGGAGAGATACCATGATGAATCAATTTGTTGTGCGTTACATTCCCGGGGGCATGGGCCTCGACCATAGTGGTTGGTGGCTCTGTGAAAAGATTACGTGGCGTGACGGCAGTTGCGTAGAATATCCTCAAAAATATCTCCGCCGGAGTGATTACAAATGAACGAACGAATTAAGGACCTTGCTTTCCGGGCTGGATTCATTGGGGAAAGCATGAATCCTATTATTGGGACTAGTCAAGTAACGGCATTGGAAAATTTCGCCGAGTTGATTGTCAGGGAATGTGCCGGTATTGATTTTAGGCATAAGGTTGGATTGACTCATGATGACGATTATGCAATCAGTAAGGTTATTCGTGGACATTTCGGAGTTGAATAATCCAGATTTGACAATAAATCCCTGAACTGATATACTCTGGTCATTGTGATAAAGGAGCAAGCGATGCCTGGTTTTGTTGATGTTGGTGGTATGACTCTTGATGATGTAAAGCGTATGGGCCATACTGATGAACTGGGCCCTGAGGATCGTCAGCCGCGTAGGAGTGCACGTGGTCCGCGTTTCACTTATCGTACTCTCCCCACTGACCTGGTGTTCCAGGCAGCCTGTGCGGCTAACCGTATCCAGAATGGCCGCTATGTGAAAAACGGTCTGGAGCAGGATGCCACGGGTGCCGTTGTCACGGTCAAGACCAACCGCGAAATCCTGCTGGAGATTCTGTCCAATCCTGATCAGATTCAGGAAGTGGATCGTGACCTGGCCGCCGATGTTCGCCGCCACTATCAGGGTCTACAGTTCCGTATTCTGGCTGGTAAGGTCCTGAGCGAACTGGAATCCAAGGCTCTGGCCTACGCCAGTGGTGACACTATCAGTGAGCGTGATGTTGGCCTGGTTGCTTACTTGCCCAGTGGCTATGCTCAGGCCCAACGCCGTAGTTCCATCGAGGAGCGTATTGCAGATGCCCGTGGTGGCTATGTGGGTGCAGTGGGCACCAAGGTCTCCTGCGAACTGGAAGTCCTGCGTTGCAACTACAGCCAGCAGTGGAACACCTACTTTGTGACTGGCATTACCACTGGTGACCAGGCTGTGTTTTTCGCCAATCGCAAGTCCCTGACTGTGGGCACCACTGTGCGTGCCACTGGCAATGTCAAGGCCCATCGTGATGGCCAAACCCAGTTGAACTACGTGAAAATCATCTAATGGAACTTACCAAATACAGTGAGAATAGGTTTTACGAAACTTTTGTCACATGCAATGTGCCGAAAGAATTTGCGGATCCTATTTACAATTACTTTGTTCATGGGTTTTCACCTGGCAGTTTTTTCACGGCATTGCTTGCTAATGATTTTGTCGGTGCAATGTGCCGCAGTCATCCGGCCAATACAGTTGAAGGTCTGAAAATGTTGAGCATTTGGCTTCAAAATTCAGGACTGAAAACCCAAGCCTGGGGCAATTACAACACGGTCGATAGATGGTTGCGTATGGATGAAGGCTTACGCCGGGCACTACTGGAACAGGCTGAACTGATTTATTCACAGGAACAAGAAATCATGATGACCCTGAAGGGCGAAAAAACCTACACTCCCTTGCTTTTCTAATTTGACAATAAATCATTTTGGTCGTATACTAGAGGCTTAGACAGTCAACAAACGGAGATACAAATGGCTACTCGTTCTACCATCGCCCTGGAATTTGCTGACGGCACTGTGGGCCAGATTTACTGCCACTGGGACGGATACATTTCCAATAACGGCAAGATCCTGTTTGACCACTACCAGGACCCGTTCAAGGTTCGTGAATTGATTGACCTGGGTGACCTTTCCAGCCTGGGCAGTGTGATTGGTGAAAAGCAAGATTTCAACCAGCCTGCCAAGGATACCTGCGTGTTCTACGGCCGCGACCGTGGCGAGTCGGGAGTAGAGGCCCGCCTCTTCCAGAATTTTGATGATTATGTCCAGAATCATCAGTATGAGGAATTTGAATACAT